GGGTGCAATAAGCCCGGCTTCTCCGAGAGCGGCACGACCTTGCCGTTGCGGGCGGCGCAGGGCTCATCCGTGTCCTCGTGCTCCACGATCTCCACCTCCTCCACCAGGCCGGTCGCCGCGTAGCGGTTGAGGCTGGCGACGTTCTGGGCGTGGGCCAGCTCCGTGCGGGCGACCGTCTCCGCCCGGCCCTTCCAGGTGGTGCGGAAGAGCCCGTCGACGCCGCGGTAGTCCTCGGCCGGCACCCCGTTGGCGATCTGGACGGCGGAGTAGCCCCGCCGCTGCCCCTCCCGGAGTTGCGCCCGCAGCGCGTCGCGGGTGGCGGCGGTGATGAGCACCACCCGCTCCGCCGACTCTTGGAGGATGGCCCGCGTGGCCGCGTCGTCCAGCCGGAACGCCTCGGCGTCGGCGCCCAGGAAGGGGGCCAGCGCGGAGCCCACCGCCTCGTGGGCGGCCCCGAGCATCCCCAGATAGCGGGGGTCGAGGACGGCGGCGAGCGCCTCCTGCTCCGCCTCGCTGTCGAACACGTCCTCCAGGCGCATCAGCGGCGCCCCTCGAGGAAGTACGCGGCCAGCCGCAGGGCGAGCCAGAGCAGCACGACGGCCGGGACGAGGGCGATGAGCGCCAGCGGCTGGGGCATCGTCAGCCCTCCCGCAGCACGGCGTCCACCACCCGCCGGTGCTGGGCGGCGAAGTACGCCTCGAACGCCCGGCGCAGGCCGGGTTGGGCCATCGCCGTCACCGCGTCGAGCATGGCCGGCACCAGCGGCACGGCGATGGCCTTCGTCTCCAGGTCGACCAACGCCTTCGCCGCACCGTCCGCCGGCGGGGGCAGGCGCCGCTGCCCCGCCTGGCCGTCCGGCAGCGCGCCCGGCCCGCCCGGCGGGAGCGCCGGGGGCGTGGGCGGGGTGAGGTCGTCGCCGCCCTCCACGGGGGGCAGGCCCACGTCCTGGCGGGCCTCGTTCACGGTGATCCACTTGTGCTGCACGCCCAGGTCGAGCCGGGCGTACTTCTTGTCCTCGTCCTCCTGCAGCGCGCGCACGTCGGTCAGGTCGAACTTGCAGAAGGTGCGCCGGTTGGTGTCGAAGTCGGGCAGCAGCTGCAGGTTGATGGTGCCGGCGTCGTCGTTCCACAGCGGCACCAGCTTCGTCTCGGTGAACATCTCCCGGGCTTCGCGCACGTTGCTGTACGTGCTGCGGTCGAGCCCGGCGCCCAGGCCGGCGACGATGGCCGGCACGCCCATGACGGCGGAGATGCGCTCCTCCGGTACGCGGTGCAGGGCCTTGAGGTCGAGCTGCTCGGGGGAGAAGCCGAACTGGGCGGCGGTGGCCCCGTTGTTGAGCACGCCCACCGTGCCCCGGCTGTCGCCGCTGAAGCGGGTGGCGATGTTCTGCTTGAGCCGGTCGGCGTCCTCCTGCGAGAGCGTGCGGTCGGGGGTGGTGACGATCAGCCCGGGGACGGCGAAGTTGGCCAGCAGGGCCAGCATGAAGCGCGTGGTCTCGTCGTCGCTGGCCACCTCCTGCAGCAGGCGCCGCAGGGGCGAGCAGCCCAGCCGGTGGTCGGCGTCCTCCAGCCCCAACCGGAAGTGGAGCACGTCCTCCGGGCGCAGGCGGCGCCGCTTGCCCGGCTCCGTCTCGTACTCGTACCAGGAGATGAAGACCCCCGCCCGCCGGTCCTCGGGCGTGGTGATCGGCTGCACCCGGGTGGGGGACAGCGGCCACAGCTCCACCACGTTGCCCCCGGCCGGGTCGCCGGCGCGCACCTTCTCGAGGTAGGCATTGCCGTGGACGTGCTTGGCGAACTCCACCCAGTACCACAGCTCCGAGACGGAGTGGAACGGGTTGGGGCGCTCGAGCAGGCCCTGGAGGGGGTGCTCCGGCAGGGCCTTGGGCTCGCCCGCCGTCTGCCGGCGGAAGACCCGCAGGGGCGGCTCCGGGAAGGCCGTACAGATCACGTTCAGGCAGGCGAAGACGGCGCTGTTGGCCGCGGCGCCGGCGCTGCTCGGGGCCGCCGGCACCCAGGTGGGGAGCGAGTCGGGCAGGAAGCGCTGGTAGAGGCCCGGCCCCGGCTGCGGGGGCACCCCCGGCCAGAACGGCGGGAGCTCCTTGCGCTCGGCGGGCGGCAGCGGCGGGGCGGCGCGGGAGAGCAGGATGCCGGCGGCGACCGGGTCGCGGCGCCAGTCCGGGGGCAGCAGGCTCGGTGCGGTCGTCATGCGGTCTCCATCAGAAGAACTGCGTCGTGCCCCCCTGTCCCCGACAGCGTACCGCCAGCGCCAGGGCGCAGACGCAGTCGTCGTGCAGGCCATCGGCGACCCGGTAGCGCACCCCCGTGCGGGTGTACTCGTACTCGAAGGCCTCCAGCTCCGAAACGACCGGCCCGGGCGGGTAGGTCACCTCGCCCTGCTGGATCGCCAGCGCCAGCCCCTCCATCAGGGATTGCTTGCTCGGGCTACTGAACAGAAAGCCCTCCACGTTGGCCCCGCTGCGCTGCAGGCGCTCCACGATGGGATCGCCCACGCCCGTCGCGTCGCACAGCGCGGGCGTGCGCCCTAGCGTCGACAGCACGCGGGCGGTGGTGGCGTCCCAGGGCGCCTGGAAGCGCTCGAAGCGGCAGGCCCGGCCCCGGGCGTCCAGTCCCAGCGCGACCGTCCAGTCCACGCTCTTGGCCAGGTCGACGCCGAACGCGACGGGCGCGCCGGCGGCCAGCGGCGCCGCTTGCCGGTGGATGGCGTCCAGGCCGAACGGGTTGCCCTGGTCATCGGACGGCTCGGCCAGGTAAAGCTCCTTGTAGACCGCCTCGGGGAGGGTGCGCCGGGCGTCCTCGATCTCCGCGCCCTCGAGCACCCCGGCGGCGACGGCGTCGTGGGCGGTGATGCGGGCGTAGTGCCAGCCGGGCTCGCCCGCCTCGGCGCGGCGGGCCAGGCGGTAGACGAAGTTCCGCCGGCCCCGCACGTTGCCGATCAGGCGCACGGGCCCGCCGGTGGCCGTCAGGGTGGAGCGCAGCGCGTGCCACGCCTCCTCCCGGCAGCGGGTCGCCTCGTCCAGCACGGCGGCGAACACGTCCTCGCCGTAGAGCCCGTCGGGGTGGTCGGCGCTCTTGAAGGCGATCACCGCGCCGTTCAGCAGGGTGAGGGTCAGCTCGCTCTCGTTGGCCAGGAACGCCCAGGGGTCGAGGCCCCGCTTGAGGCGCCGGTAGGCGATGCGCGTCTGGGAGTACACCGGGGCCACCCACCAGAAGTGCTGCCCGGCCCGCCCGCGCAGCCCTTGCTCCAGCAGCCAGGCCAGGCAGCCCACCGTCTTGCCGGCCTTCGTGCTGGCCTCGACGACGGCGTAGCGCTCGGGGCAGAAGATGGCGTCCAGCTGCTTGGCGTAGAGCGGCGGGCGCTCGTACGGGATGACCGCCCCGGGCGGCAGCTTCGGCAGGGTGAGCGGGCTAGCCGGGGAGGCGACCATTGGCGTGCGCCTCCTCGGAAGGCAGCCCGGCGGCGTCGGGGTCGGCAACGCGCAGGTGGTCGGTGGGGTGGGCGATGCGGAAGGTGAGGCGCAGGGGGCCGCCGCCGGGGCCGGAGTGCTCGACCTGCTGGACGGTGCGCCCGTAGTCGTTGGGGAAGCGGCGCTCGAGCCACCAGGCCGCCGCCTGCCAGACGCCCGACTGGGCGGCGCCGGTGACGACGGCCACGTGGCGCAGTTCGGCCTCGCCCTCCGCCTTTTGGATGGCGTCCGAAAAATCCGAAAAACGGCGCAGCCAGTTGGCCAGCGTGTCGTCGGTGATGCCGGCGGCGGCGCAGGCGGCCCGGCGGGTGTTGCCGGCGGCCAGGGCCTCGCAGAGGCGCCGCTGCGCCTCCGGCGTGCGCTTGGTCGGGCGTCCGGCCATCAGCGCGTGCGCTCCGTCCCGTGCATGCTCGCCTTCAGGATACGCCGCCGCTCGCACAGGGGCGTGATGTTCGCCCCGCCCGGGCCTTTGGTGGCGCCGTGGTCGCAGAAGTTGGCGATGTTGGCGTCCAGGGCCTCCACCGCCTGGGCGAGGGTGCGCCCGTAGCCGGGGCAGCGGGTGAAGCCGGGTACGGTGACGACGTACCAGAGCTGGCCGTTCGCCTCGGCGGTGCGGCGGGTGGCGCCCAGGGCCTCGCACCAGGCGACGGCCTCGGCGTGCGTGCGCAGCCAGCGCCGGGCCCAGGCGTTGCGGAAGGCGCGGGCCTCCCGCTGCGCCAACCGGTGCTCCGCGCTGGACAGCCCGGGCATCACCGCGTCCGCAGCGGGCGCGTCCCGCGGTCCGACCAGAACCGGGCGATGGGGCGGGTCTGCCGCCGGTTCCCCGCGCAGCGGGCGAGCCCCTCCACCAGGGCATGGTAGTGGTCGTCGCAGAGGTGGTTGTGGAACCCGAGGCGGTCCACGTACAGCCGCGGCCCCCGCGGCGCCGGGTGGCCCGCGTCGAACCACCCGAACTCGCAGCACTGCGGGGGGCGCGGCGGGCCGGGGGTCTGGGGGACGCGCATCAGTCGCACCTCCCGCCCCAGTGCGAGAGGTAGCCCCTGGAGATCGCCCAGGCCGCCACGTGGGCGGCGCTCCAAGCGTCGTAGGGGCTGGTGCCGGCGTACCCCGCCTGCGCGCTCATCCAGGCGTAGGTGCGGGGCATAAACTGCATCAAACCGCGGGCGCCGCTGCCCTGGTAGTTGTTCACCCACGGCAGGTAGCGGCTCTCCCGCCAGGCGATCGCATAGAGGCACCGGGGCGCCACGCCGTACTCGGCGGCGGCGTGGTCGAGGGCGTAGGCCACCTCAGCGGATTGGGCCTTACCGGGCTCGCAGGAGAGGGTGAGGTAGCTGGCCAGGACGGCGCCGGCGACGAAGCCTAAGCTCCAGGTGCGCCAGCTCACGACAGGGCCTCGTCGGGCACCGCCTCGAGCAGCGTCTGGGCCATGCGCACGGCGACGTGCCCCCAGTCCACCGGCAGCCCGGCCGAGTGCGTGCGCAGCCCGATCTCGAAGTGCAACAGCGCGCCGTCGATCTGCGCGGCGGCCGCGCAGCAGGGGCCGGGTACCGCCTGAGCGGGCACGACCTCGAGGCGCGGGCGCGGCCGGGTCTTCGTGCTCATTCCGGTGTCCCTCCTTCCGGTTCCGGCCCCTCGCCGCTGGCGCGCAGCACCTGGAGCGCCCAGGCGGAGAGGCCCTCGGGCACCCGGCGCGGGGCCTGCCCGTCCTCGTAGGCGGCGATGGCCCCCCGGCTGTAGCCCCACGCCGCGGCCAGCTGCCGCTGGCTGACCCGGGCCAGCACGCGCGCCCGGCGCAGCTGCACCCCCGTCGCCAGCCCCCGCCGCGCCGGCACCGGGTGGCCGGCGGGGCCCAGAACGCCCAGGCCGGCCACCGTGCGGCGGCGATGATCGGCCAGCAGCCCGGCCACCAGGGCCTGCGCCGCCCGCCGGGTGTCCCGGACCTGCCCCTCCAGCAGGGCCGCCGTGTCCCGGATCGCCTCCGCCTCCGCCAGGAGCCCGTCCCGCTCCCGCGCGGCGTCCGGTACCCGCTCGACCTTCAGCCCCACGCGCTGGTAGCGGATGGTCACGCCGCCACCTTCACGCCGAAGTGCTGACGGAAACAGGGCAGACAGACCCACGCATCTCGTCCTCCGTAGGGCATCGTTTGTCTCGGCGCCGCCGGCAGCGGCGCCCCGCAGGCCGCGCAGGCCGGGGGCGGCGGGGTGGCGAAGAGGGGGGCCGGGCCGCGCTCCCACATCCAGAGCGCGATCCCCCGGCCCAGGGCGTCCAGGGTGGTGCGGTGCTCCGGCCACTCGCCCGGGTCCGCCCACGGCTGGCGGCTGGTGAGCCAGCGGAACCGCACCTGGCCATCCGCCCCCGTCTGGCCCTCGTCCAGGACGACCAGGAACAGCCACAGCCACTCGTTCCCGACGCAGGCGTGGAGCGCCCGGAAGTGGAAGGCCTGCCCGGGCAGCATCAGCTCCCCGCGGCGCTTGTACTCCACCCGCGCGAGGCCCCGGCGGTTGGCGCAGTCCAGCTCGTGCCCCTGCGGGTAGTCGTCCGCATCCACCGGCCCGTTCTTGCCCGGGCACCAGCGGTTGAGCCAGTCGCCCGAGCGGACGTACGACGGGCGGCCCGTCCCGCT